GGCAGTGGGCATGATTGTAACTGGATTTGGGGTACCTGCTGGTGTGGTTGTTACATCATTTGCATTGGGCACAGGAGGTGTGGGAACATACGTTGTTACCAATTTGACCAACACAACTGTTGCGGCTACCAGTCTAACTGGTACTGCAAATACCATCACAGTGGCCAGTACAACAAGCATGACTGTTGGCAATCAAATTACCTTTACTGGAACGAGTTTTGGTAACATTGTTAACGGTAGTACTTATTATATTCTCAGCATTGTTGATTCAACTCATATCACTGTTAGCAGTCAGTTGAACGGAACTGTGTTTGGTTTGACAACAGCCACAGGAGCCATGGAAGCCAACACTACTGCACCCAGCGAGATTGCTGGGGTGTTGGCTAATCTGGCTACGAATATCAATGCTATTAGTCCAATTTCAGACAGTACAAGCATACAAGCCAGCATCACTAAGATTTTAACAAACATCAGTAATATTATTGTTACCGGCGTTATTCCTACTCCTACCTTCCCACCAGTGGTGGCAAGTGCTTCTCAAGGGCAGGTCAATGCAGTGGCTCTCTTAATAGCTAACCTTGGATTTATTCAAGCAGAAATTATTGCTTACTTGTTGGCCAATTACCCAACACTGACTTACAACAAAGTCACTTGTCAGCGCGATGTAAAATACATTGTATGGGCAGTATGCTATGATATTGTCTACGGCGGCAATAGTGAAAGTATATATGCTGGTCAGCAGTACTGGATCAACAATATCTATCAAATTGCAAGCTATGAGCAAGCCGCTACTGTAAGTGCCATTGGTTATATCAACACACTTGCACAATTTATCATTGCCAACAATGCTCCTACCACACTGTATCAAACTGGTGTTATTCAATATGCCAACAATACATTGAGCGGCGGCAGTGTAGCAAGCAGTTCAATCAATAGCAATATTGGAAGCATACAGGCCATTGTCAACAGCGCCAGCAAGCCAAGCCCGTCAGTTACTGCACCAACTATAAGTGCAGTGGCAGCAACTTTGACAACTGCGGCCACAGCCATAAATTCAGCTAGAGCCACATTAAAGACTTCGGCCGTGACCTACACCAATGCCAATTATCCAACTATCAATGATGGTGTACAACAATCTACAATTACATCGTTGTTTGCAACAATAACTAATTTAATTACCAACGGTATCAACAGTAGAACCACGCCAACATACACAAATCCAAGTGGGTTGAGTAGCAGTGCTGTTCATGCATCGGCTGCTATTATAGCTAACATATCATTTATTACCAACGAAATTAATGCATGGATTACTGCAAACTATCCTAGTACAGTTTATGACACTGATAGCAGTAAACGAGATCTGACTTATGTGCTGGAAGCTATGGCATATGATTTAAAGTATAGCGGAAATAGTGCTACTGTTCAAGCCGCTAATCAATACTATGCCAACAACACTGCTCAACTGGTAACAGGATTACCTGCTGTTTGTGCGGCGGCCGTAGGCCGTGCTTTGAATGTGGTATCAAACGTAATATCTAACAGTATAGTCACTCCCACAGCTGGAAATTATATTGCAACTACAGGCTCAAGCGGCAGCGGAACTAGTGCTACCTTGACATTTGCCGCTCAAGCCAGTGCTCCATACACCATTGGTCAAGTTATTGCTGTTCAAGGCATGAGTCCAACTGGCTACAACGGATACTGGACTGTTACTGGATGTAACACCACCAGCGTGACTTTTGCTAACAGTACAGTTGGTAGCCAAACAGTTGCTGGTAAAATTACCAATCAAGCACTCAACAACACATGGCCAGATGGTGCTAGTCAAACAACCACAGTCACCACACTGTTCAACATTGTACTTGGTGTGATCAATAACAATGTGTTGTATACCAGTGCAACATATCCAAGTGTGACCAATTCCAATAGTGCATACACCACATTCAATATTATCGAAAGTAATTCTTACACCATTGCCACAGCCACAGTCAATTACTTGACGATCACATTCAAAGGTGGGTTCACTTACAACCAAGCCACTTGTTTTAGAGATGTGGGATATATCATTGATGGCCAAATCATTGACTTGTTGACTGACGGTACATATCAAAGTATTACCTCTGGTAAAAGTTATTATAAAAGTGTATCGGCCAAGATTGCCATTGGTCCACAATACGTTCAAACTGTTGACGGTATAAAATTTGCACAAAGTTTGGCATTACAAGTACTAAGCCAAACCACAAAAACACGTTATCAAACACTGGTAACACAGTATACCAACGGTGCGTTGAATGCCACAGTTGGTACCAACATTGCCACAGCAACTTATGTAAGCAACACAACCAATTCTTTAACAATCACCAGTCTCTCAGGTGTATTGATTCCTGGCATGGCGCTGACTGGAACTGGATGGACAAACTCTACTCCGGTTACCATTACAGCCGTTACAAGTCCAATAACAGTTGCTATCAGTGCGGCACCTGCTGGAACACCCAGTGGCGATATAACATTCACTGCAACACCAATTACCACATTGAATGCCAACATGAATACCATTGTGAGCATCATTTCCAACGGTATAGGTGCGGCACCCACACCTAGTTTTGGTACCGGTTATTACACATTGACATTCGACAACGGTGGTAATGGATTCGTGGATCAAGGACTGCCTGGTGCAAATCATATTCTTCCAAATAAGATCCTGCTAGGCAATCAGAGCGGCGCCTATGGACAAATTGTCAGTTATGTTCCGGGAACAAGTGTATCCTATGATACCATAACATTGAACATGACTCGTCCAGGCTTTTTCAAATTTGTATCCACAACCGCAAGCGGCAGTATTGGTGCGTTTACAATAACCGTGGCTTCAACCACTTATACTGTAAACTATAACAGTATCAGTAGTATTGTTGTTGGCATGGGTGCGTTTGGTGTCGGTATTCCGAGGGGAGCATTGATTACTAACATTCTAGGCACTGTTATCACATTGAATCTACCAATTACTTCTACACTCATAACCAGTGCAGTAACATTTGGAGAGATACTGGACTTTGGTGAGCAGGTTGCAGATCAAAATATCACTGTGTTTGTTGAAAGTGGTATCTACTACGAAGACTATCCATTAAAATTATCTGCCAACGTAACCATTAGCGGTGATGATTTCCGTCGTACAATTATTCGTCCGTTGGATCGTGTTAGTCAAAGTCCATGGCGCAGTACCTTTTTCTATCGAGATAGCATTATTGATGGAATGCAAATTGGTTTAATCAATTTTAGTGGTACTGACTTTGCCGCTGTTACAAACAGCACAGCAACTATCAGTGGTGTTACTGGATCAATAACAATTACTCTTGGAGCTGGACAAACTGCCAGCCCAAGTTGGATCGGTTACCTGTTTACAGACGGCACCAATGAAGCGGTGTCTGGTGGTACAAGTTCACAAGACGGCATAAGCCCTCCAGGCAAAGCAGTTATTGTTACAGTCAGCGGTAACACAATGACCTGTACTGTGGTATATCCATTTGTGGCTTTAACCACTTACAGTGCAGGCACATGGCACATGTACAATACAACAAATTATGGCCGTCATTATTTGAGTAATCCATTGGATATCAACAGTACCCCAAAGAACAATAAAAACATGGACGTATTCTTGGTAAACGATGCTACACGCATCAAACTAATCAGTTGCCAAGGTCATGGCGGATTCATGATGGTGTTGGACCCAGAAGGTCAAATCAAAACCAAATCGCCGTATGGTCAAGAATCAGCCAGCTTCTCTGGCAGTATTAACAAACAGAGATTTGCTGGTGGACAATTTATTGACGGATTTTCTGGACGTTTGTTTGGCACCATTACTGGTATTGCAAACACAGGTTATCAAATAACTGTTACTGGCTCATTCAATAGCGGGTTGGATGTAAGACCGCCGCAAACACCAACGGCATTCTATGTGTTAGGAACTCGTTATCAAGTCAACAATGTGGTAAGTTGGAACTCCAACACATACACCACAGTGTTGAATTTGGATACCAGTACTCCATTTTATCCGCAGTCAACTTACAGCAGTAGTAAATTAAGTACCAATTTGTATTCTACAGTTCAGCAGAACATAATCGAAGCAGTAGCTTTTGACATGGCTCTGACTTCAACGGCTGTCTTAAACAACAGTACCATTGGTGGTACTGGTGGTACCACATTATCTGTGGGAACTGTGGGCTCAGGCACAATCTATGTGGGCATGTTCTTGACTGGCACCGGTGTTACTCCAGGTACCTACATAACTGGTAACATAAGCGGAAGTACTGGAGCTGGCAGTACTTGGAGTGTGAACATCAAGCACACTGGATTTGCCAGTACCACTATCACTGGTACACTATACTCCAACTACAAGAGCGCGGCACTTGGACAGTATTTCTTATTGACAGCCTATGCTGTGATAGCTTTATCAAAAGCATTAGTTATAAATTCATATTCATATGTTGGTAATCAAATTACAGCATTGGGTCTTACCGCATTGAACACGTTGGCGGTGAAAGCCAACGTTACCACAATCACCAATATTATAAGTAACGGTGTAGCAGGTGCCAGCACACAAAGTACTGTGATTCCGACACTGCAATTCCCAATACCAAGTGGCAGTTCTGCAACCACAGACAATGTGTTGGCAAGTAAAATTTTACAAGCCAATAGAGTATTCTTGCAAAACGAAATGACTGCTTACATAGCCAGTACAGCCAACTTGGGCGGGCTTTCAGGTTACAGTTCTCTCAAAGTTCAACGCGATACTGGTTTTATCATTGATGCATTGACCTATGATGCATTGTATGGTGGCAACAGTGCCACATATGATTTCTCTAATAGCTACTATGTGAATAGTGTTTTACAATTGACACCAGGCATCCAAGCAGTATACTTGACAGCATTCACACGTCTAAGCAATATTTTAGCAAACTTGTTAGGCAATGTGTCTATCACTGTTTCCCTTGGTAACAACATTGCACAAGTTACCAGTTTACAAGCTCCTGCTAGCCCAAGTACACAAGCTACTGGTTATAGCAGTTTAATTACTCTGCTGTACAATTTCTTGAACACAGGCACATGGGGTGTGATTACACGTACCAACCCAACTGTGAGTGGATCAGACTTTACTAAAATATACACAACCAACAGAGCCGCCATTGTTAGCAACACAACAACTTATGTGTACGGTTCAGGTGGTAGTGGTGGCGGTGCTGGTATTGGTATTAACCTTGAAACAGCTGGTAACAAGTCCATGTTGGCCAACGACTTTACACAGATTAACGACCTTGGCTATGGTATCTTTGTAACCAATGCGGGCTTAACAGAACAAGTTTCAACATTTACCTACTACTGTTATACAGCTTACTGGGCCTTGAACGGTGGCCAGATTCGTTCAGTTGCAGGTTCAAATGCCAACGGTGTGTACGGTTTGCGTGGTACTGGCAGTGACGTTACTGAATTGCCAAACTACAACAACATGAGTCAGGACATGGCACAAAGTGCCCGTATCTATAACCAAGGTGCATATTTTGGCACCATGACTCCAACAGTTACCAGTCAAGTATTGAGCATTTATGTGACTGGCTACAGTTATGTTCCATACAACACTACTGAATTGGAAATTGACCATACCTTGGCTGGCGGAGGCATTGTTAGATACTTGATCAACAGTGCGTCAAAAACTCCGGTGACGTTTAGCGGACAAACAGTATTACAATTGACATTGAGCACCAGCGGAACTAACAATACCAGCAGTAACGGTTTGGCCTATGCAGTATATGATGGTCAAGTGGTCACATTGCGTGTGCTACAGAATATCAAATTCTATAACATTGATAACGTTCGTCCGGTGCGTCCAAGTACTGCGCTACAGTATCAAAACAACTTGGCACAGATCTATCGTATTATTGCGTATAACTTGGTGGAATCCACAGGTGAAGCATTACCATCCAATACTGCTATTCTGGGCATGGATACATCGTTTGCCTATTACAAATTTGTTGTTGATACCACTAACTATGGTAACGCAGATCCAACTGTGTATGTTGGCTCGGCCACTGCAATTTATACGTTGAGCACAACAGCATCCTTGGTTGTTTCTAACAGCAGTAAAGTGGGAACCATCACAACAGGACAAATTGTTGGCGGTTATGGATTTAAAGGCAACAAAGTTACTGGCGTGACTGTTGGTTCTCCTAGTGCCAGCTATACCACCATTACGTTCAGCGGACTGTGTCAAACAACACCAGTTGGGCCTGTGTATTTTTCAACGGTCACCCAAGGTAATAATTTAGGCGACAATAAGATATCAGTATTGCAAGTTGCTGATGCAACCACTATTGCTCAGATCAATAGCGGAACTTATATCTTTGCATGGAATGGTCGTACACACCGAGTCATACAATATGTTGTTCCTGCGTCCCCTGCATCTGGTGTTTATACCACAAGTAGCTATGCATCATTGGGCGGCGGTTCATACAGCATGACTGTGTCGGCCGTTGCAGGAACCATTATCAAAGGACAATTGATTACAGGCTCTTTAGGCGGCACAGTTTACTTTGACGGTACACAGGTAGTAACATCAGTTGTATCTAGTACAAGTGCTGGTGGTGTAGTTACCAGCGTGGTGACATTCACCGGTGCGGCTACCAACACATTGGCCGGAACTCCAAGCATTACATTTGGTGTATACTTAGTACCTGGTTATTTGCAGTTGGATTCTAATCCAGTAAACAATATCGGTAGTACAGGTACTGGTGTTGGTGCGCTTACCTATGTTAGTAATACCCTGGCAACTGGCAGTACTGTTCAAAAATTAGTAACATTCAATATACCTTATAACAATTTATTGGCATATCCTCCCGTTGATAGTTTCTTAACTGTAGCCAACCAAGGAACCAGTAGCTACAACGGTAACTATCAAGTTACCGCAGTGGCCAATACTACACAACTTTCGCTAAGTGGTAGCAACATTCCAGCTTCCACTGTGACTGTAAATTCTAGTTCAGGTACTACCATCACATTGGCCACTACTCCAGGATTAACAGCGGGCGCTACAATAATATTTTCTGCGGCAGTTGGTACCAATGTTGGATCAGGAACCACTTACTATGTTTTGACCAACGTTGGCTCATCGCTAACTATCAGTAGCGTTCCCGGTGGAACAGCAGTTACCGTAGGTACCACAACGGGATTGAGTATAACTGGTACAGTTGGTGCCATTAGCGGATTCACTACCAACTTGACAGTGGGCATGGTTATCAGTACTAGCACTGCTGGTGCTTTTATTCCTACCACAAGTTCAACTGGTATCAACGCACTTACCAATCCAAGCGGCATTACTATTATTCAAAGTATTGATAGCACAACCAAATTCACAGTGAGCCCAGCAGTTTGGATTCCATCGGGAATCACAGTGAACTGTCAAGTGGTGGCCACTGTGTCTGCAATAACTATTACCAATAGTGGTAGTGGGTATGCTCAAGCACCAGGTATCACATTCAGCGGTGGTGGTGCTACTAGTCAAGCCACTGCCAGTTGCACAGTCAATACCACAACTGGAGCAATTGCCTCAGTCACAGTCATTAGTCCAGGATATGGTTATACCAGTACTCCAACTATTACATTGAGTGCAATTTCAGGAACTGTGGTAAACACACTTGGTGGTACCACTAATGCAGTTACACTGAACAGCGTCAGCGGCATTATCGCTGGCACTGCTATCACATTTGGTGGAACTAGTATTGATGCCAACATAACTGTTGGCGTAACATACTATGTTATTGGCACTGTTGGAAATCAAGTGACACTAAGTGCAAGCCCAGGTGGTATTACGCCAATTGCCCTAATTGGCGGAACTGGTTCCAGCATGACATGGAGCACTCCAGGTACTGGTATTTTGACCCCAGTATTGACCAGCAATCCAGTACAGGTGGTAACTGGTGGTTCGGCTGGGTTCCAACAGTTACAAGCAACACTATTGTATCCAACAGATCCAGGCAGTGCTGGCACTGTGGTAAGTACCTCCAGCCCAAGCACAGTTACTCTAAGCAGTACTACTGGAATGAGTGTTGGTAACGACATCTACTTCAGTGCAGGTACCACCAACTTTGGTGGTGTGCTATCCAGTGTGATAACTGCTGGTTCGTTTGTTAGTGGTAACAGTTATATCATCTTAACAATTGGAACAACAAACTACACACTGATAGGTGCGGCCAGTAATACAGTTGGTTTGAGATTTACTGCATCAGCCACTGGTGCAGGTACAGGTACAGCACAACCAGTGTATTACATTGCTAGTATTGCAAGTCCAAATATTACACTTGCACTAACAAGAGGTGGTGCAACTATTACCAGCATTACCACCGTGGGCAGTGTAACCAGCACAGTATTCTACACACCAAGTTTCACTTACGGTAGCGGTATTACTGTTACTAGTTTTACTAGCAGTGTACTACAAGGTAGTGGAACATATAATGGAATGTACTATGTGACATTTGCATACACAGGAGCCGCAGTTGCAACAGGTGTATATTATTATGTTGCGGGTAACAGCAACAACTTGTTTAATGGTTACTACTTGTGCGTGGCTAGTTCAACCAACACAATCACATTGGTATATACCTACAGCCCAACAGCCAACAGCAACACATACGGAACTGGTACTACAACAATTACCAAAGAAGTTACAAGTGCTACCAGCACCAGTTTGGGTATCAGCAAACCATTCAACACAAATTACAGTACCACACTGCGTATTGGTTATGCACAAAATGCAGGTGGTGCTATTACAGTTCGTATTAGTACTTGCCGAGCCACAGGACATGACTTCTTGGATATTGGTACTGGTGGATTTGTTACCAGTAACTATCCAAACCAAATTTATGGTAACGCCATTATACCTGCTACACAAAGCAATCAGGTGTTGGAAGAAACTGTGGGGCGTGTGTTCTATGTTACCACTGACCAAAACGGTATTTTCAAAGTGGGACGATTCTTCCAAGTTGACCAAGGTACTGGTACTGTCACATTCTCCGCAAGTATTGCGTTGAGTAACCTAGACGGTCTTGGATTCAAACGTGGTGTTGTGGTTGCTGAATTCTCCACAGACGGTACCATGACTGGTAACGCCAGTGACGTGGTTCCTGTACAAAGTGCTGTGCGTAGTTTCGTAGACTATAGACTGGGCATTGACTATAGCGGTGCACCAGTTGCCAGCAACAGTTTGATTGGTCCAGGATTTTTATCACTTAATGGCACACTGGCCATGAAGGGTAATTTGAACATGGCCAATTACAGTATTGGCAACGTGGGTATGCCAGTTAGTGGTGTCAGCCAATATGATGCGGCCAACAGAGTATATGTTGACGGAGTGGCCAATGCCACAAACAACATTTACAAATTTGCTGATGTGGCTATCAAGGCTACGGGCAACTACGGAGCATTTGGTGTATCCAATGCATTGACTGTGTTAAATGTGTTTGGTACAGTTGTTCCTGGCATGTTGGTTACTGGAACTGGATTTGCCAGTGGACAGTATGTGGTCAGCGTAATAACAACTCCCGGCACTATCTATACCGGTGCCACTGTGGTTGCAACTCTCAATGCCAGTTACACCACTACGCCAAGCGGAGTTATAACATTTACCAATCAGTCCAATGGTAATTTCCTGGTATACGACTCAGGGTTTGCCAAATGGACCAATATTGCACTGCCATCGTCCACTACACCTAGCGGTAGTCCAGCTGGATCACACATTGGATTCACATATGCCAACGGTGCTCCGGGAACAATAACCAGCACAATTCAAGCCAGTACTATTGTTGACAGCATGGTCAACGCTGGTGCGGCAATTGCGCAGAGCAAACTGGCGTTGCAGGCCACCGCCACGCTGGGTTCAGCCCCTGTGGCATTTACACAGAGTGCGGCTGGCTTGTCAACATTCAACAGTAATGTGTTCACCACAACATATGGTTGGGTTGATTTGTTGGACTCAACCAGTAGCACTACTGGTATTGCTCTAAGCAAGTTACGCCAAATGGCAACTGGCTATGTGCTGGGTAACCGCAGTGGCAGCGCCGCAGTACCAGGGCTGATTACTCCAGGCAATGTGGTCGCAGACGGCGATGGTCTTAAAAATGCATTGTTCAATACTGCCAATGCGGTAACTACCAATTCCAGTGCCAACATCATGATGACACTGTATGACGGCTCAAATACCAACAACAACACTTATGGTGTAATTGGTATCACAACCAACGGTACAGCAAGCAAGATTGTTAAAACTGACTCAAGTGGTAATATCAGTGCCGCAACCGGTTACATTGCAAATGGCACCAAGTTTGTTAGTAGCTCTGGCACTACCGTAACATTCTTGACACCGGCACAAGTTTCAGCAATGACCATTGCTGATGTGGCTTCCAGCTCAACAACCACAGTGAACGGTGTGTTAAATGCCGCTGGCACTTTGATTACCACCACACTTAATGCTGGTTCTACTGTTGGTACAGCGGCAACATTATCCGGACAGTGGAGTTTGGGAAGTTTGAGTTCATTTGATGCTAGTGCAGGTACACTAAAATCCAGTAACTTGACTACTGGCAGTGCGCTTAATAACGGAACATTTACTGGACTGTGGACATTTAGTCAAGTTACTGCATTCACCAGTTCAATCACAGCCAACGGCGGTATTGTTACCAATAATGCCAATGTCACAGTTGGCACTGGCACAGTGAGCGCGGCCACTGTAACTGCTACCACATTAACAGGTACATTGAGCACTGCGGCACAAACTAATATTACTAGTGTAGGTACACTATCTGCATTAACAGTCAGCGGTGCGCTTACAACAACCAATATTACAACAGGTAGTGCTCTTACTGCTGGAACATTTACTGGCACTTGGGATATAACTGGACAGTTGCAAGCAACCTACGGTGACTTGGCAGAGTTCTACGAAGGTGATCAAGATTATGCTCCCGGCACTGTGTTGGTGTTTGGCGGTGATAAGGAAGTTACAACAACTGACATTATCAACGACACTAGATCAGCTGGTGTGGTAACTACCGATCCAGCTTATGTGATGAACAGAGAACAGAAAGGCATTGCAGTTTGTATAGCATTGGCGGGCCGTGTTCCATGTAAGGTAGTGGGTCGTGTGAAGAAAGGCGACATGCTGACCACAAGTGCAACCCCTGGTTACGCTGTAAAAGCGTTGACTCCAACACTGGGTGCTGTGATTGGTAAAGCATTAGAAGACAAAGACTACGGCGAAGCCGGAGTTATCCAAGTAGCTGTAGGGAGAGTATAATGACTCAACAAACAATCAACGTAGGTACAACGGCAAACAGTGCGACTGGGGATCCTATTCGTACTGCATTTACAAAAGTAAATGCAAATTTTACTGAACTTTATGCCAAACCAGAATATATTAGCAAAACCAGTTTAAAAGCTGTGGTCGCGGCAAGTTCTAGCTTTGCGGATTTCCAATCAAGAATAGCCGCGCTATAACGGTAAATACATAAACGAGAACGAAAACCATGGCACAGCAAACGATTAATCTAGGAACATACCCAAATGACGGCACTGGCGATGACTTGCGCACAGCATTTACCAAGGTAACTGCCAATTTTGGGGAACTTTACACGCAATTGGCCGCAACAACCGGACAAAATGTTGGAGTGGGCGTGGGCGTATTTTCAGCAAAAGTCAACAATGTACTGACTTTAAAAAGTATTACTGGCAGTAACGGCATTGTGGTCACATCCACTGCCAACACTGTAAACATCCAGGCGCCCAGTCAAGTAACATCTTTGTTGACAGATGCTAATCCAAGACTTGGTGGAGATTTAAATCTAAACGGTCATTATGTTACTGGCACAGGTGATGTACGAACAACCGTTTGGGGACTGGATCTCCGAAGCATCAACAACCAAGTGAAAGCATTGCTCAGCGGATCCATTAGTGATTTTGGAACTTACAGCAATCCGCTTGGAAACCCATTCGATTTAGGAACCTTTTAAGGTAGGAGAAATATATGTCATTACAAATTAGACGCGGTCCAAACGCAGGCGCAGGCGGTAGAACTGGAGTTACTCTAGTACCAGGTGAAATTGCTTTCGTAACTGATTATGCAACCGCCAATGTGTCGCCCATGTGGATCGGGGACGGCGTTACACTGGGTGGTATACCCGTTTCTCCCGTGCTATCAGTTAACGGATTGACTGGCAACATGTCATTGACAACCGATACAGTTGGCGAAGGCAATCTCAACAAGTATTTTACCAATACCAGAGCAAGTGATGCAGTTGGCGCAATGTTGGCAGCTGGCACACTGTCAGGATTGACAGTTAGCTACAACAGTACAACCCATGCCATAACAATTACCAATACCAACGTGATTCAAACAGGTGCTACTGGTGCTTTGGCATACTGGGCAGGTAACGGTACTACATTATCACCAAGTAACAGTATTACTTGGAGTGAAGCATCAAACAATTTGAATATCCTTAATGGTAATTTTTCATTACAGAACAACTATTCAGGCAGTCAAAATCTTACATTTAGTACATATTCGAGCGACAATAAAACTAACACTGCAACATTTAGAAAATCACGCGGAACCAACATAACTCCAACGGCATCAATTGCAGGTGACGGTATACAGTTATTGACATTCCAAGCATTTGATGGCATAGCATATCGTAATAGTTCAACAATAAAAACTGGAGTAGAAAATAATGCAGTTGTATCAACTGGTATCACAACTGGTGTGCTACAGCTTGAAGCAATGGATAACACAGGTGTTGTTAGTCCTAGATTAACTGCATCCGGATTGTTGGGCGGCGTAGTTGTTGGCCCATACTATACCACAGATACTGGTAGTGGATTAATGGTTATTCGTCAGACTCTTAGCAGTAACGGTAGAACTCCATTAGGTGTTTTTAATATTTTTAGTGATGCGTTTGGCGCACAGTTAAGTCTTAACAAAGCTCGAGGCACTTACACCGGACCTCTTGCATTATCAGTCAATGACACCATTGGTGCATTAAACTTCCGTGGGTATCACGGTACTGGATATGCCACTTCCGCAAGTATCCAAGGCGAGGCGGCTCTTACTCCTAATAGTGGCATTGCGCCCGGCGCATTGACTTTTAAAGTAGCTAATGCAAGTGGTATTTTAACTGAAGCCTTACGAATTGATTATAATAACACCACTACCAGTAACGGTAACTTTACCATCAACGGTACATTAACTGTTAACGGATCAACTGTTACAACCAATACTACAACTATTAACGTTGAAGATAAGTTGATGAAACTGGGCTACTTGTTTAGTACCCAAGTCAGTACTACTGGTGCTGTTGGATCGGTTAAGGGACTATTACTACAAGGTTCGACTGCATTTACATCCAGTGGAGTTAGTGTAACTGCGGCAGCAACATATACCAGCATAAGCCAAACAGCAACCAGTGGGGCAGGGTCTGGTGCAGTATTTACAGTACAAAAAACTGGATCTGCTCCTAACTATTGTAGTACCGTTGCACTTGCTAATGGTACTATTGGTTCTATCAAAGGTGCATTAGTACAAGCATCGACTACATTTTCGGCTAGCGGAGTTAGTGTAACTGCGGCATCAACGTATACTGCTATAAGCCAAACAGCAACTAGTGGATCTGGATCTGGTGCAATATTCACTATACAAAAAATTGGTGTTGGAACTGCATACAACGGTGCTATCGTAATTACTATTACCACAGCAGGTACAGGATATGCAATCGGCGATACAGTTACAATTCCAGGTGCAAGCCTAGGTGGTGCAACACCTGCAAACAATCTAGTGTTGACTGTAGCTACCGCATTGGGCAGTCCATGGACTAGTACTATCACTGGACTAAGTGGAGTTGCTGGTTTAGTTGTTGGCGGCACAATCAATGCGGCAGCTGGCACTGGATTATTATATGGTGGAAGCCCAACAAGTTGTGTTATTACCACAATTGGTTCAACCAGTATAACTTACACTCTTACAGGCGGTACAACTCCAGTTGCTGGAACTATTACATCATTGGTACAATCTAGTAACCTTACTATTACAATAACTAGTCCAGGTGCTGGTTATGCAATCAACGATACTGTTACTCTGCCAGGCGCTAGTGTGGGCGGTGCAACTCCCGCAAACAACCTAATATTAACTGTTACCACAGCACTCGGTGGTCCGTGGACTGCGGTACTTACCGGTATGACTGATACCGTTGGTTTACAAGTTGGCAGTGCAATCACAGCAACTGGTAGTGGTACTAGTGGTACTGTTACTGCTACTGCAACAACTCATGCTACTGCTAGTTGCAGTGCTGGATCAATTGCTGGTACAACACTTACAGTTTCTGGAACTGTATCAGGAACGTTTGTTATTGGTATGGTGTTAAGCGGTAGTGGTATCAGTCTAGGAACTTATATTGTCAGTGGTAGTGGAACTACATGGAATTTGAATGCTAGTGACGTTGTTGGTTCTACCACAATAACTGGTACAGCAGATTTAATTACAGTTTCTAGTACAAGCAGTTTACAACTTAACACCATTATTACTACTCCAAGTGCATTTGGTGGGCTAACAACCAGTACTAATTATTATGTTAATAACGTTGCAAGTGCTACACAATTTTCAGTTGTGTTAATAGCCGGTGGTACAACTCCAGTCACATTAACCACAGCATCAGGAAGTGTGTCCTTAACATATCTTAACGGTAGTTTAGGTGGCGCTGGTACTTATCTAGTTTCTAATGTCATAAGTGGAACAAGTGTTGGATATACCGCAACTGGTGGTACAACTCCAGTTGCTGGTCCTGTAACAAATATTGCTACAAACGGTGCTACCGACTATACTGCCGATGGCGGTGGTATACAAGTTTACGGTGCAACTAATAAAACATTAACATGGTCTGGCACAACTAGTGCATGGACATCAAGCGAGAATGTCGTCTTGGCAAGCGGTAAAAAATTATCGTTGAATGGTTCGGTCAGCGGTGCAGTTTCATTTACCGCAACTGGTGTAGTGGGTACACAAAACTATGTGTTGCCCACATCATTGCCGGGAACTAGTGGTTATGCATTGGTCAGTGATACCAGTGGCGTAATGAGTTGGGCCGCAGTAAACAGTTCTACAATTAGCGGAGCACAATTGACTAACGGTGCCACAGTATCCGGTGGCAGTTTGACATTCAGTGGAAACATAACTGCACCAGCATGGACCACAGGTGGTATTAGACACGTGTCAGTTCCGGCCACACTGACGGACACAACCAGTACTGGCGTTGTGACCAATGCTTATACCAATAACTTTGGTGGTAACACCATTGCCGCAACAGGTATAGTGACTTATACCAACTATGGCACTGTGTTTATCAACAATCCATCACCGGGTGCTAATGTAACTATTACTAATCCATGGAGTTTGATCACCGCGGGTAATGTATTGCTGGGCGGCGACCTAGTTGGTGTTGCAACACAAAATGTATTCAACACCATATCAACAACAGTAAACGCATTTGGTGGTGCAACTTCAGCATTAAAGATCGGCGCAAGTACTGCGCCCATTACTGGGTTTGCCGCAACTGCTACTACATCAAGCACAGCCGCAAGTTTGGGTTACGTGGGTATGCCGCAGAACACTCAGTCAAGTGCATATCCAGTTGCTATTGGCGATGCTGGCAAACACATTTATGCTAGTGCCACAATGACTGCTACTATTCCAGCTAACGGTTCAGTAGCGTTCCCAATAGGCACAACCATTGCATTTATTGCGGCAGCTGGTGCCACATTGACCATTGCTATCACCACTGATACCATGTACTTGGGCGGTACAGGTACTACAGGTTCACGCACCCTAGCACCATACGGTATGGCTACTGCGGTCAAGGTAACTGCTACCTCATGGTTTATTAACGGAACAGGATTGACCTAATATGACTGGTATCATGATGCATCACACTAGCCACAAGAGTGCGCCATCAGGCCCGTCTTTTGATTTCAGTGCTCCACCACAACTGGTCAGTGCCAGTTTTGACGGCACTACACAATCATTACAGGCTACCAATGCGGCATTTACTTTTGCTGGAGACTTTACCGTTGAAGCTTGGTTCCGGCCTACGAATGTGACTGGCACACACTACTTGTTCACCCTAGGAGGAGCATCAGCGGGGAAATACGCTGTTTTTTTAGTAGGAACAAGTGTTACCACAAATTTGTTGAGCAGTTCTAATGTGACTTATACC